CGAAAGCCAGTTGATACGTCACATGCGGTTATTACCCCACCAGAATCGTAACAAAAAGCAGACGTAGACGGCCAATATAATCCTGTGTTAGAAGCGGCACCACTAGCTTGAAAAGTAGGGTTACCATTTGTTCCAAGCGGTAATACTAAAGTACCCCCTGTAGCTGTTACCGTCAAAGCAGAACTACCCGATGTAGCTCCAAATAATGTAAGTCCACCGGCAACACCCGTAGAACCTACCGAAAGAACATTAGAAGCATACGAAAGATTAGTAGCACTAGCAGTAGGACAAACACCCGCGCCACCACCCAAGAGAACAGCAGTAGCAGGTAATAATGCTGATGATGCTTCCGCCGACGTAGAAGAATAACAAGGTATACCGCCCGAAGTGAATCCCGCTGCCGCTGGAAAAGTGTTCGTATTGACTGAGGTAGCATTAATAGTTCCTGTTCCGGTCACACCCAAGCTACCGCCCGTTCCCATAAGCAACGCGACAGTGTTAGTACCAGCAGTTACAGCCGAAAAAGCTGCTCCACCCGCTGTACCAAAAGGACCAACTGTCGCACCATTGATTTGTGCAAACATTCCGGTGCTTGTAGTCCACACATCACCATTTACGGGACTAGTCGGAGCAGCACCCGCAGGAAGATTAAAACCAGCACCACCTGTCGCACTTAATACAGTAATTAACTTCCCTGTAAGCGTTCCACCAATTAAAGCTAGATATCCTGTTATGGTCGTGCCGCTAGGCAACGCAACAGCAGTTGTAAGATTAGCCGCTGTACCTGTAGTATTAGCGGCAATAGTTGATGGAATATAAGCGGAGAGAATTTGACGCCCCACTTTGTTAATACCTTCAAGGCTGACGACAGCAGTACAAGCAACGCCTGTACATCCCGTAGTGACATCTCCTGTAACGCCTTGCTGCATCGGAATAGAATTACGCGAAGTCGCTGACGTATCATGGCCCTGTCCACCAGTCGTTATAGATGGAGAAACAATATCACCAACAACGGCTGTTCCATCCATAATAAGACTAGAATAGCCGTCTAAACAAACAGCAACCGGATTACCTACAGTTGCAGAGGCTTGAGCTACACCATAAGCACCCCCACCAGTTGTAGGTGCCGTCACCCATCGACCCGTAATATCCACAACAACCAAATTAAAAGCTGTAACTGATCCACCAGCCGTATAAGTCTGTGCTCGACAAGTTCCTAAACCTCCTCCGCTTCCACCAGACATTGCTATCCACGAACGAACACCAACTGTAGTAGACGAAAGAACATACCCATTAACACTAGGATTACCAAGAGAAGGCTCACGCGTAGCTACAGCCGCATCATCATAAGCTGTGGTTGCTAAGCGTGTTGAATTATTTAATGCCGTCTGTGTTGGTGCTGTGGGATTACCAGTTAATGCGGGGCTAGCAGCTCTAACCGACGAACCTGTACCTGTACTTATGTTCCAACTAATATTACCACTAAGATCAGTTACAAGCGTTGAATTATTGACAGTAACTAACTGTGTTGGAGTACCAGTCGTACCCCCAATAATCATATCATTGGTATTAGACATTGGATTAGTTAAACCCAATGCAGCAGTACACGTGGTACCATTACAAATAGTTAATCCACGTGTCGTATCAAAACCAAGCGTACGCAACCCTGTAGTACCCACAAGATTGACAGGCTCATTTGCAATCGTGTCAGACACAGCAAACGGATTAGTACCCATTTGTAACAGACCGTCAAGCGTCAAATTACCTGTGACGTGCATGTTACCTGTAAATGTCGTATTGCCTGTGTAACTGCCAGTGAAACCAGCGCCCGACCCGCATGACGATCCAGTAGAAGTAACTACTGTGGCAGTTACAGTCAAGCAACCATCCGAAGCGCCATTTAACTTTAGTGTCGTAACCTTCAAGATAGGCCAAATAGCTGCACCGCCGCCCAAAGCGTCAATCTTGTTAAAGTTTGCATTCATCAATACATCCCATCCAGCAGTGTTAAAGACAGGAGTATTAAGGCCCAAGTTAGGCGTAGTGGTTTGTGCCATCAAACCAACAGAGAACAGCAGTAGCGCTAGTGCGCGAATCAGACGATTCATATTACGCCCCTTGGTACGAAAGTTAGTTAGCTGCCGTATAGTTCACAGTCAAAGTCGGTGTAGTGCCCCCTGTAAAGGTAGGCACAACCGTGAAAAAGTCATAGAGCACTGTAATAGCCGGATGTCGATTGGCATTAGCATTCGTAACGTTAGTTTCAAGTACGTCACAGATTGCCGCCACCGCACCACTTCCACGCATACAACCGGAAATCACAATAGAAACGGTCGCAGGCGCACCAAGAATAATCTCGGAAAATGTCACCTTTGACGTAGCTCCAATATCGTTAGCAAAGGAACCTGTCGTACCGCCCGAAACGATTCCGGTAACTGTCCATTGCTGTCGAAGTTGAGCACCTGTCTTTGTACCCGTATCAGGCTGTGCGACTACCAACGATGAAAGTACCAACAGCAATACGATTAAACGTTTCATCTTTTCCTTCCCGTATCTAAGTTACGACTAAGCGCCTTAGACGTTTTTGAGTTAGGGTTATGGATGTCTGCCGAAATAACATCCGGTGCGTGCGTATGAACTGCTTGCTTCGCTTCCTGCTTCGCAATGACTCGCACAGTATGCTCATCAATTTGTTGAACAACAATAGCCGTACTTCCATCATGGATTACATGCACAGCCAAGCTAGTTCCACCATTAACACTAGCCCCGTTATTACTTACCGAAGTTGCTCCGCTGTTAATAGCTTCAAGTAACTGACGATTCTTTGCCGTTGCATCGGCATTTATAACAAACTCACCATTAGATAGCCATGTGGGAATACTATCGCTATTCTTAGTTCCCGGTCCAGTAATAAATCCGCCCCATGCTTTGCCTTGCGCGGCTGTTCCTACTGATATTACAGCCGCCATTCCAGCCGTAGCAAGCGCTGCATTTGCCCCAAATGAAAAAAGTGATACTGCTTCAGCTAAGTCCCATGCCGGACCTTGTAACACTTCAATCGCTGCAAGTTGCGCCCCTGTAACTAATGCAATAGCCGCTATGGAAGTAATTGTACTTTGAGCCGTTTGCTTTGCATCTGGGGGCTTAGGCAAAGTAAGTCCAAGTGCTTCTACAATGAGATATTGAATACCTAATTCCACTAATGAACTTATTAAACTTGCAACCGCCTGCCGCGCCGTATCTACTAAACCTGTTTTAAAACTCTTTCCAAATACGAGCGTTTGTGCGACCGCATTACCTAAACCTTTTTCAAGCGTGCTAAAAAATTGCGTAAAATCTTTATCAAGATTTTGAATGACTTGCTTACCCACACTTTGAAGTGATTGAAAGTCTGTGAGTAACCCGCCCCAAATCTGTTTAATATTGCTTGCAAGTGTTCCACCTGTAAGCTCATTATTCAATTGATTCTGTTGCAACGATACTTGCAATGATAGCGTTTTGTACTGTCCAAGCGTAATAACTTGATCGTTGTATGCCTTAGTAATTCCTTGTTGCTTAATGGTAAGTTCTTCGGTTAATCCAATTGTTTGTGCATATATCTTGTTTGCTTCAGCAGAAACTTGCTTATCCGTATTTAGCTGTGTTAGCTTCTTTCGTTCTGTTTCTATCTCTTGTTCATTCAAATCGCGGAAATCTTTTCTAAGCGTTTTACGAAGATTTTCAATTTCTGTTGTTACACGCAATGCTTGCCCGTAACTGCCAAGCAATCGCGTCTGTTCAGCAAGCGATGCGTTGTAATCCTGCATCGCCTTCGCTTTCTTTTGGTCATCTTCAAGTTGAACATTTGCCGTTGCTGATGATTGAATCCTGCTTGTTTGATCAGATGTCAACGGGAACTTAGGATCATTACCCGCTTGCGCGGTCAACTTCTCAACTTGCGCTTGAATCTTTGTTGCTTCCGTTAGTGCGCCAACGGCTACTGTTGATGCGTGATACTTCTCAAGCATCTTATCAAAGTTAGCATTATGTCGAATGATTTCATCGGTAAATGAATTGTATTCTTTTTTTAACGCATTAACATTTTGCGTAAGCGCTTCCGATACCGCAGGAATGTTACTATGTTCATGCGATGCAGCCTCTAACTGCGTTGCGACTAAAGCCCGTTCCTGGTCCGCTGTTACAGCTAAACCGCTTGCCCTCGCGTCGGTCAATTCATCATCAAATATCTTTTTCTCTTGGCGAACAGCGGCAAGCATGGCTGATACTGTTGCACCATTTGCTTCGGCTGTTAAAACTTTATCTTTGGCAATGTATTCTTTTTTATTATCTAAAAGTTTATTCCAATATGCTTGTACAACTAAACGACCATTTTCTGTTGCTGCAAGCAATGGAGCTAAATCGTCGCCCGTCAATGTTTTTTCAAGAGCATTAATGATATTAAGCTGCTTTCCTACATCGTTCATATCATCAAGCAATGCTTTATGCGTATCTGTCGCGGCATTACGCACTAATTCTGAATGCTTAATAAATTTATCGGCATCAGCAGTATCAAATGTTTTAGCTAATTTTGCTGGTGCATCAGACATACCAAGAGCATCGTGAATTATTTGATTATAATAATCACCGTATCGCTTTATTTCTACAAATGCTTCAGACCACCAATGCGTTTGTGCTTTGATCAATTCGTTAATACCGCTCATATCAACACTAATAGACTTAAAGCGTTGATCACCAAGCATTGCAACATACTTTGCTAACGGTCCTTCCGTCAAACCAATATAACTTTCTTTTAATTGCAACAGACGATCATTACTGCGATTATGACTTTCAGCTAGCTTTAGCTCCGCTTCCATTAGGGCAAGAGCCTCTTTCTCTAGCTCCCGATAGACGAGCACAGCCCCCGCCACGGCTGCTACAGCGAGCGCAGCGACGATCAAAGGCCCTGCCCCTGCCGCCGCTATGCCGACATTGCCAAACGCCCCGCCTAACCGCCCCATACCCAATTCCACGCCCACAACACGAGCAAGCAGACGTGCGAATCCGTTCTCTAGGCCGCTTGATGCTTGAGCAGCGGCATTAACCGGAGGTGTGAGACTGGTTACGGCGCTAGCAAGATTGCCAATTTGTGAGCGCAGTGTGCTAGTTGTTACAGAAGTATTTTGTAAAGCTGCATTAAGACTTGTTACTGATCGTGCTGCATTCGTTGATGCAACTTCAATACCATTGATCTTAGCAATGATATTGGAATCAATCTGATCCGTTATTTGAATGACAATAGGCTGCGTGCTCATAGCTTGGCCCTCGCTATGGCATCATTGCCTAAGATGATTGCACGATCAACAAATCCCGCTGGTGCTTGCGTCGAACCACCTTGGTCTAAATCTTCAATATAAGGAATGTTGTTTGTAATGAATATTGTCTGCCCCGGCTGCTTTGCAGCAAGCACACCGTTTGCAGCGTTAAGTGTAGGAGTTATATTTGCTTGCGCGGTAAGTGCTGGATCAACCTTATGCACCCATTTACCGGCAACTACGCGGCCCTTTGGACTAGGGACGTATGCGGGAATATCGCTAACAGCGGGAGTATTTAACGTCAGTTGCCAATTCGATAATGCTTCGCCCACATCTACCGGCGTTACTTGAACTAGATCGTTAAGAATAGTGCGTGCAACGTCTTTGCTTGTTTCATTGCCAAATGCTCCTAAACGCTTTTGCAAAGTTCGCATCTGGGTAGCCAAGTCGTATAAATCACGCATCGTTACCCTTTTCTTTTATACGCTGTAAGTGCGCCGAATCCAATGCTTTAATAAAGTACAACAATGAATCCGTCTGTTCATCATCTAAGCCGTAATACTCCGCATACTGCGTTATTGCTATCCAAGGGATACGTCCTAGTCCCATTCCCTGCGACCGCTCCGAATCAAGATCAAAAAACGCTTCAAGGTAAAACACTAAACCTTGTCGTAACATTGGAGCATTCAAGATGCGATCTGGAATTGGTTGCCCGGTTCGCAATGCTTGTCTTACAATGTTCCGCTCCATACTGCCAAGCTCCAAGGTGTAGAGCAGAACATCCACTAGTTTTTTGCGTCATTCTCCCGCGTTTCAGCACGAAACGTTGTAAACTTTGCCGCGTGCTCCGCTAAGTCAAGATACAACTCAGGAAGTGTTTCAAACAACATTTTGGCATTAGCATAGTTAAACGGAATCAACTTGCCTTCCGTATCCTGTACGTCACGCCAACCAAGCAACACAGACGAACAAAATACATCAACAAGAATAGTACGTTCTCGTTTCTTATCCAACGCACCAATGTCAATCAACCTTCGATACGGCGCGGTTGCTGTTTCAAGCGCTTTAGCATATCGTTGATTAGATTGGCCTAACCGGGTAATGATGAAAGTAGGTATAGTTCCATCATCATTGGGTGCATAGGTTACTTCAACACCTTCTTGTTCCTTCTTGCTATCCGTCTGAAATTGTTTGAATAGCGATGACATAATAGCCGCCTCTTTCTAGGGTTAGTTAAAGCTATCTTAACAAGGATAGCCGTGTTTTTTGCTTGTAGGCCGTGGATTTTTTCGTGTGCCGCTAACCATAGGTTTTCCACTGCCCTTAGTAATCGTGGCCTTACCAACCTTCTTTGCCATGATACCCTCACTTTATAATGCAACTGTTGGAAGATACTCAAAGAAAATTGCCATCATAGTATAGCCAGCAACGTTCTTTGCAGCATCCTGCGTTATTGCAACTTCAATAGGCTTATCTTTGACAACCTTATTTAACCCGCCGCCCAATGCGAGTAAAGGAATGTCATAAATCATGCCAGAATTGTTTTTTGATAAAATCAACTGTAAACTACAATCAGAATTGTTACGAACAGCCGCTATTGCCGCGATAGTAGAAAAATATGCAGTTACAGTACCAGTTACAACAAAATCACCTTGCGTAACATTAAAACCACCAAGCACACCAAGTGCTTTAGTTGGAACAGCCGCATTGTTAATAACTAATTTCACATCCGACACATACGCATATAACGGTGTAGGATTCAATACTGTGCGATCTACAATCGCAATGCGTGATAAATAAATATCATTCGCTGAATTATATGCAGGTTCACCCGGCAAACCAACACGTGTACCAGCTTTAATGCCGGTCGCTCCGCTACGAACTTCATTATCTAATCCGACAAAGGTAAGATCGGTAGTAATTTTTGCTGCTATCGGAACATTAAACGTAAGTTGATCAGCAATAGCACCAGTCAAATATTCTGATTGCGTTCCAATACCATCATTTCCCAAGGTTCTTTCAAGCTGATAAGAACGTCGTTTGACCGACGTTGCAAGAATCGCGTTGTTAATAACCTTGCCGAAAAAGATTTGTACTTTCTGCGTTGCTGGTACATCAGCATCAAGTAACGGCGTAAAAGTAGTTATATCAAATGTTAGTAAGTGTGCGGCAATTGACAAGATACGCGCATAACCTTGATTGTTGGCCGGTGCGGTAGCAAAGTTATTAATCGCGGCATCTCCACCAACAAACACCCACTCACCAACATTCAAACCAAGTGTTGTAAAATCCAATGCGGTCGAAGAAATTGTTACATTCACACCCGCAATAGCAATATGCAAATCACCCGCCGCCCCTTGAATGCCAACAGCTTCAAGCTGTGCCGCCGCTGGTGGAGCAGCTTCAACGGTCAATACTTTATCAGTAGTCAGTGCCCCGGCTGCAACCGCCGTAATATGAGCTAAGCCATTGTTGGCTGCATTGATAAAACCTTTCACGCTAATCAGATGATTAACGAGAAAAATACCCAATCCAGCCGCCGCCTGAAATTGTGCCGCAGTCGCAGCCGTCATTACGATCTGCGTTCCGTTAAATGGCTGCGTTGCAGGTTTCTCAATAGCATCGGCAAAGAAAAAGCCTTGAAGCAAGCGCGTAAGATTACGTTGCGTTAAATCAACGTTGATTCCAGCTTTCGCCGTTTCATCTACGATACTACCCCGCAAACGTTGACGAGTAGCATTAATAACTTCACGCGCCACTTGCGAAAATGTTGCACCAAAATCAGAATAGCTATTCGGTTCCATAGCATACCAAATAGGCGTAACGGGGAGAACTTTTAGACTCTGTTCCTCTGCGAAGGATAATCCAGTCTGATTACTATCAACTGTTGTAGGAACTGGCATATTAGTTCTCCCCTATTGAATTGTTTTGTAACTGTACTGCACTACTACGTTAATCGGATAGAAGTCAACTGTTTCAGCTAACTCCAAAATCTTTTGATTCCTAAACCAAATCTGTCCTGATGGCGATTGTTTTCTAAAAGCATCTCTCATTGCTAAGGCAACCGCCCGACCATTTTCCATCGAAGCTGCTAAGTTACGTGGACAAAATAGTTGCACATACAATAACCCGGTAGCCTCATATAAATTCTTATTTGCATTCGCCGCAAGTGACACTTGATTATCCGTTACCGTTTGCGTCGAAACTCTTGCCCACATCTTACTACGATCTGGCACCGCTGAAGTTCCAACCCCTTGCCATCGTACATCCAAAGTACCAACCAACGCCATTATAGTTGGATCAACAAAAACGGCTTCAACCATGCCAAATAACTCATCAAGAGCATCGCTGTAAAGCAAACTCATTCAAATTCCAGCTTGTACAAGATAACTTCACCATTCGGTGCTACGATGTCAAAATCTTTTATAACCATCGCTTTCGGACCACGCATTACCATATCGTTAATCTCTGGTGTAAAACCTGTCACAGCGCCCATCAGCCCCACAGGTGCGCCGGTTGGTATTGACGTACCTTGCATAAGTGCAAATAGGGCTTGTAATCCGCTCTTTGGCGCAAGGAATACGATAGAAACAGCATAACTAGGCGCATCGCTATTGCCGACACCATAACCACCAGCGCCGTATCCACCAACACCGTAACCCGATGGCACTTTGCTTGTTTTCCACGGCTGTATGTTGCCTTGTTGTGCATTATGTTTCACCCAAGTTACCGCTTGACCCTTTTTGGCAATTAGCCTTAAAGCTGTTGCGATTTGGCGATCATATACACCCATTAGCCGCGTGTCACTGTTAATGCTGGTGTTGGAATAGTAATAGTTCGCAACAACGCCCTAACTTTAGGAAGGATAGGTTGTGACGTTGTACCAATATGTTCTGAGTAGCGCGTACTTATCACATCAACCTTTTCTTCAATGACAAATCCGCCACTCGCATACGATACCGAAGGTTGCAGCACTAACCCGGCTGCTTGTGCTATTACTAACTCGAATTGCGCGAAAACTAACGCAATCGGAATAGCATTGTTAGGAAACGGCGTATCAGGATCATATTGAACTTGGTTACGCGGCCATGACAATGATTGTGTATTTAATACTGGCACGCCTACATAGCTCAAAGATTCAAGATAATCTGTTGCTAGAATCAATTGCTGTGAAACTACTACATAAGTACCCAAGGCGATGCCCCTGTCACTGGCATAGCTACGCGCATCGGCTACGTCACCGTAGGAGTTCGCGCCAGCTACGCCAGTGCCATCTTCGACAATCAGGGCCATAATTACGCTGCGTTAGGCTTCCAACTTGGAACAGCCGGTTGTGCATTAGCCGACTTTACTTCCGTCGCCTTTTCAGCAGCCGCTTTCTTTGCAGCGGGACTATCTTGACTTGGCTTCGGCAAGTTCAATTGCCGTGGCAATTCAACTTCGGGAGCATCGCCAGTACGACCGTAATTAATGTCCTGTCCCGTCACACGCAATGATTGTGCAACGTCAGCAGCGGCCTTTTCAGGATCACCCGTATGCGTAGGTGCGCTGCTATTAAGGAACTTTCGTTCCTTATACTCGCGTGAAATGCGATCTGCAACGCGCCTATTATTGTGATTGCCGCCGAAAGGATCGGCATCAGCATCCTCTAACACAAGTTCTTCAATCGGATGTGGTTTAACAGCTTCAAGCGTGCCAACATCGGCAAGCGCTTTATTCTGTTGTACTGCATGAGCATTGATCTTGTCATCAACCTCTTGTGAAGCCTTCAACATTGCTTGTGTCTGATCGCCTACCATAGTTCCCTTTCATTCTCAAAAAATTTTTAAAAAGAGCGCTAGCACTGCCCCCAGACACTAACGCCCTCTTGCCTAACCTCTTTTAGCCGTTCGTGATTAAGAACGACAAAGGAACCATCTTGCGAAAATCAACAACTCGCGTCCAATTGGTTGCTAGTCGTAATTCAGCAAGTGTTGGCGATTGACCGGCAACAGAATTGCTTGTGAACTTGAAACCGAAAGGATGTACAATCATAGATTTACGTTCCCACAATTGTTCAATGCCACCACCATTGCCCTGATCCGGTCGGCGGTAAACTTCGACAGGCACCAGCGGAGTATTTTCGCCATAACCAATCACCCCTTGTCCAAACAGGATGCTGGTGTACTTGAATCCGCTTGTGCTTCCTGCTACGACAGGCAAGCTATCATCAATGATAACTCGCTTTCCCAAGAAGAACGGAATAGAACCAACGCCAACCGGCAAATTGGGATCGGTCATAGACGCACGTTCAAAGGAAATATCGTCATTATCCACCATGCGTTTGTACACGATGGAGTGAACGGCGATAGCTACGATCTGTTCAAAATGATCGCCAAGGGTAAACATTGCCCCGGTGAACGCAGCACGACTAAACATATTCGCAGCGGTTTGTCCTACCAACGTTTCCAGCGCGATGCTGTTAACCATATCGGACGCGAAACTTGCAATGTTATTTGCAAGAACGCCCTGCGCGGTTGCAATGACACGGCGCTGCCATTGACGCATCCAATACGTGCCAAATCGGTTGCGAATACGCTGCATCGGGTTTGACCCGGCCAATTCTGCGACAAGATCAGCGGCAGAGTAACCTTGGTTCATATTTGCGACACGCGCAAGCATTTCAGCCGCCGTAACCTTGTTAGGGGTTGCAACGTCAGTTACAGCATCAGTTGAATAGTTAGGTTCAATGGTAGGGTCAAGGTCTTTCCAAAACGGCATGTGTACAGTAGTTCCGCCAGCCGTGAAAGCGTTATCAATAACGGGATTACGAACGGCAACGCCACTTTGGAAAAACGCGGTAAGTTCGGGGTTATCCAATGCTGTGTAAGACATATACACCGCAGGGATAATTACATCAGAAAGCAGTACACTCGCCATAATCGCCTCGCGTTATTGATTTACAATCAGATAGCGCGACGATTGGCTTCCGCTTCCAGTTTGAAACCATCTGGATCACGTTTGAACCATTCGGTGCGTTCCTGATCGTTCAGTTCACTGAACTTTTTATTACCGGGACCGGCACCGCCGTTTTGACCATTACCCCTTCCAGCGGCACCGCCGCCAGAGGCTTTACTTGCGATTACGACAGGCGCAAAGCGCTTATCGTTTGCAAATTCTGCTTTCAACTCCTCAACAGACAACGCTGATGGTTCACCATTCTTATCAAGCACTCGCGTCATAGGCTTTGATCCGCTCATGTCCGCTTGCAAACGTTGCTTAATGTGCGGCAGAATGATGGTTGCATTGTCACCGGCTAAGTCACTAGCTAACTTCAATGCAATGCTATCAACTAACGTATCTTTAATAAACGCATCTTTCTTAGCTAACTCACCCTGATGCACCGCATCAGCGTCAGTTAGCTTTTTCTTCCAACTCTTTTCAAGTGCTTCAACATCACCAGCACGTTCCGCATCAGTTTGCGTAATAGTGTCAAGTTTTTCTTTCAATCGTTTTGCTTCAGCTTCAGCCGTTTTACGTGCGGTCACTTCATGTTCTTTGGCGCGTTTCAATTCCGCAGCATCGTCAAAGCCTTCCGCATCTAAAACGAAATCCGCACCTTCAGGCTTGTACTCCACCTTCAGCGCATCGTTCAGAGCATCATAAGTTGCCTTGTCGATCTTACGTTTAAGCGCCATCAGAACACCGTCCAATCTTGAAAATCAGAGAAGCCGGACCCATTACCGACTTCCCTTCAGGAGCATCTAGCTGTGACATGACCGCTCTACTATGCTCTACCTAACTACATCGTGTCAATACAATATTATAATATTTTTATGGCTTCGATTGCCGCCTGATTCTCTTAGGTTGTGGACCACCCGCCGTTGAGGGTGCTTTAGGTGGATTTCCACCCGCGCCGGTCGCTGGTGGAAGCGGCGGGGGATTCTGTTCTAACGTAGGATCAGGAATCAAACCATCGTCAATATCTTTCTGAATTGCTTTTCTAGCTTCGTCATCTGGCAATGATGCCGTACCAGCTTTGCGAAGCACCGTCCGCATTTCAGAAAAATCAATTGCGGCAGACTGCCACTGTTTAATAACTGCATTCTGATCGTCAGCCGTCATGCTGGTAAGATCAAAATCACGATTTAATTGATACTCAATTGACCCTGCATCGGCACCTACAAACGCAGCCGCCATTTCCAAAGCCCATTCCATAACATCGGAAACGTTTTTAGAAATGTTCGCAAGCGTCGAACTTTCTGATGTTGTTTCAATAATCTGTTGTGTTGCGGAGCGTGCGCTACGCTGAAGCTGTACTAACTTCGCACCTAACGATACCATTTGTTCTTCTTTTAACTTCATGGCTTCGTAAGGCATACTGTTAGGCTTCGCTTGTAATAGCTCAGCACGAGCATTAACCGGCAACGGTATAGCGTTACGAGAACCTAATACTACTTCGCCATTAAGTATATTTTTCACCCAATCTTCGCTAAGTCCTGACAGTACAGGAGTAGGTTGCCCACAAATAAAACAGGCTTCCTCGTAATCAGCAGAATTGCGATAGTGCCCAATGTTTAACGTTGCCAATCCATACAGTGGCGGTCGGTCAACAGAAACGTCATTATTCTCTGAACCCATGAAGTGAAAAGGTATTTCAGTGAAAGGATTGCCCTTTGCATTGACGGGCATTAACTTGCCTCTTGAAATAAAGTTACCTTCCTTACCATCATACATTTCAACAACGTGCTTACCATTTTCAATGCTTAGCACTCGAAACTGTTCTGATTGCGTGAACTGAAAACCATCTCCGCTATCTTCCTCAAATGTTTCACGAAGGACAACCATTGTTAGTACCATCTTGGCACCTTGGCGTTCAATGCGCCAGTTAATAATGTCCCAAGGGTTATAGATTGTAATAGTAGGTTGAATATCACCATTTGCAAGTGCAGCCTTAGTTGTGGGTACTTCGCCAACAATAGGGTAGTCAACTAAGCAACCGCTTCGACCATAGGCGATCAAATGCCGTACTGCCATATACGCGGTTTGATCCAATGTCAAACCAGCACCATTAGCATTATCTTGTACGTTATCTAATTCTGAGGGTATTTCAATTGTTGGCGGTCGCAAGAAAATCTGCCCGGCCATGCCCTCAAGAGTTCTACCAGTTACTTCATAGAAGATTGCGCGTGTTACATAAGCACGATAGCGTTCTAAGTTCTGTTGTGACTTATCCGTTGGATTCGGTTGCGGCAAGTAACGCATTGCCCTTGTTAGAATAACGTTATTAATAACAATCGGAATACCCCCATTGCCTGAACCGGAGATACCCGCCGCGCCACCAGTTAACCCTTTAATCGCGGTTTCGCCCTCAATGGCATCACGAATAAGATAATATGTATATAGCATGTTACTAAGTTCATCGCGGGTATAATTAACCTTGGGAGAAGATGTTCGTGCTCCCGGCGTTTGCGGTGACACACGCTGTTGCGGTTGTCGTTTAGCCATGTTAGTTAACCCACTTTACATTAATTTTTGCCGCCGCTTTACGCTCACCTTTTAGTATTCGATACCGCATCATATCCCAAGGATGATCTTCAGCCGTTGTATCAACGTCATCCATCTTTTCCTCATCACGCGGCAATACGGGTACGGTGGCGATGGTAGCGCGGCAGTTGTCCATGACATAGATTGCCGGTCCTTCGCCCTTCGTTGCAGCCCTGAAGCGTTCTCGCGCTATCTCTAGCCCGTTCTTACGCGACCCCGGCGACTTATCGCTATGCTGCCAGCGAACACCTTGCTTCGACATCTTATACTCAATCGTTTCTTCGTCTGACTCTTTCACGTCGCGTATCTGATTGTCTGCCGGTCCTGCCAAGGGCTGTTTCAATATCCACTCATCGGCAAGCATCTGTAACTCGCGTTCGCGTATGCCTAAAGCTATATCACCAGCCGACATTTTCAAACCCTTATTTGTGCCAATCGTTTTTGTGCCGTACCATTCGGCAAACTGGATCAGCGACCCCGGCTGTGGCGTGAACGTTTCACCGTTCGGTAACGTAGCCTCTTCACCGTTAGCTTCGGCCCACCAGCCCACAGAGAACGGCTGTGAGCTACCCCAATCGAAGCTACGATCCAGATACCAGCTTTCGGGCACCTGAAAGCGCGGGACTACATGCACGGCACGTTTCCAAACATCATCGAATGCTCCACCAGCTACTACGTCCCATGAACCATAAAACCATGATTGCTTTAAGTTCTCATCTTCTTCCTCTTGCAAGTTAGCAACGTAAATTGGATCAAGATAGATGTTTTCTTTATACGAACCAAAGATTGCTACTTGCGTGCGCGTCACCATTTCTTCTTTTTGTGTCTTAGGGTTGAATACTTCAACTGTGTTAGCAACTACTTTGCCATAAGGGGCTACGTCAATAAACTTCGCCTTAACCCAAGCGTGCCCCGGCCCATAACTATTGCAAGTAGAAAACACCTCTAAGGGTATATCTGAAATATCAATACGTTGTTTTGTCTTAGGATCAATAGGAGCGTCTTTCTCCCAAGTGAATGATGAGCGATTACAACTCATCATTCGATTATAGAGAACATCGCTAGGATACTTAGTAAGTTCGTTCCAACCAATGAAGGGGTATTCTTGACCATGATAGTTATCATAGTCGGAAGGCACTTTAATAACGCGGAATAACAGTTCTTCGCCGGTAGGCCACACCCATTTGAATGCTGATGTACTCGCTAACCACTCCGCACCATCATTAAATTTTGGAAACCAACGCCTTGATTTAGCAACAAGATCGTCAAGATGTTTGTACTCACGATCAAAGATAATACCGCGCCAGAATTGACCGTAGCCCATTCCAACCCGACGCTTAAAACGCATTAATTGTGTGTCAGACTTACCGGGACCACGCGATCCTGTAAACAACGTATGATTACAGCGCGAGTCTAAAGCTAACTCTTGGCTGGAATTAGGTATAGGTTGCCATACAATCGGACGTTCAATTAACTGTGGCATGTGCGATAAGTTTGCGCTGTTGGTCTACGGCTGTATCTTCCCAATCTTGGTCATCTTTCGCCGTCCGCACAACCATCACGCCCTGATTCAAAACGTTAATTGCGTTACCCGCATTCGGCTTTTCAATGAAGCCCATCACTTCGGCGTACAAACGATGTGCTTTAATGCGCTCATCAACACCAATTGCCATACTAGTAGCAATAGCGTAAATATCCCGCGCTTGTGCTTCCTTTGTGGGAAGGAATGACTTCGCACCTTCACCAGCTAACAATTTATCTTGTTCAGCTAGTACGACAGGATCAGCAATCCAATTCTTTGCAATCTGTAAAGCAAGGCCGGTACTTGGTGTAGTGGCGAATGCAGCTTTAGCAGGATCATCGGGATAGCGAAGCAAGTTCGCCGCGAAGTCCTTTTTAAGCTGTACATCACTATCCATAATACCGACCTTTATCTAAGCTGAAGCGGTAACCGTCTATACCCGCTCAAGCCGATGGATTCTTTAGCTTCGCTTCCTCACTTGCAATAGTAGAATCAATCTTATCAAAGAGCGATTCATTCAATGCAAGTATCTCAGCAGTACTCTTACCTTTCAAGCTGGTAGCAAACTTAACTACCAAGTCAAATGCAACTGGTTCAAGTTGCATTAGAATTTGTAATAGTTGTGCTGCCGCCGCAAGACCACCGCCAATAGCTGCTAGACCCATCAACGGAAGTATCGTAAAAGGCCACAATGGCATTTGATGTGGCATATTATGAGACGTATACGAAGCTGGTTTAGCAACAGCCGGTGCAGGTGCCGATGATGGAGTCTGCGAACGCAACGCTGTAATCAAACTAATAGCATTTTTCAAAGCAGCGCCAGCAGCCGACAACAAGGTACTTAAACCTTGATTCGCGGAAGCATCGGCATAAACGATAGTGCTTAAATCGGCGTAAGTTTTTTCAGCTAACGCTATATACTTTGTAGGATCAGCGCCAGTTGATGCGAGTAATATACCAGCATCCATATCCCGACCGGCGTGCGATGCCAGTTTCTCCGCTTCGAGGATTGTAAGGTGTGTCGAATCCGAAACTTTCTTTTGATCGTGCATTTGAATCTCAGCATCTTGAAAGGCACTGAGAGTATTTGCATACTTGTTTACAGCGTCAGCACAATTCTGCGAAGTTACCTTACAAGCAGCCAAGATCAGGCATAGACAGGCAATCAGCCCAATCAATTTGCGATTTGTTTTCATACACTCTCCTATGCTAAATTCGGCGCGTCCCGATACGTGATATATACTTCTCCCTTAGACAATAGCTCATCTAGCTTCAAAAAGAAAGCATTAAATTCGTCAACTGAATGACCAACAAAATCTTTACCTTCCGTAGTACCCACAAGTGTACAGAGTTGCGTATCTTCCGACCAATTGCCCCAATGAATGCGAATGCCTTGATGACCGGGAACGTTCATAACGTGTGGCATCCTACGCTGAAAGCGATTAGAAAAATCAATGGTAAGCTCGTATGTGCCAGCGGGAATAGGAATTGCAGGTTCAAGCGTATAACACTCATGCACACTATCAATAAACATTTCACCTAGCGTTGCAGTACCATCAGATTCAAAACGTTGAACTACAATACTCATCAGTGCCCCGTTACTAATTTTAGAATTATAGTTACAACACCAACAGTCGTTCCAACAAAACCAAAAGTGTATGCTATAGTTTTATCAGTACTTTTAATAGCACCTTCAGAGCTACTTCTTGATTCTCGTAAATTACTAATCTGTTGCATCAACCTTGCTTCCATCTCTGTTTGCGTTTTCTCTAAAGCACGTAATTGAGCAATCGGAGCAAAGCTCTTTTCACGATCATTCATTGCTTGTCGCCACTCATTTGCATTTGCACGCCATTTTTCACTATTTAATTCTGCTTTTTCACCTGCTTTTTCGGCAGCAGCCATTGCTGCTTTAATTGCTTTATCCGAGTCACTAAATTGTTGTTGAATCCTTTTATCTAATGCGGCTAAAGCCTCTACAAAATTTTTTTCTAGTGCGACTAATACATTCCTAAACCAATCTTTCTGTTCAATAAGAGCTTCAATAAAACGCTCTTTTAAGTCACGTACAACATTGTTCAAATGGACTAATACTGACTCAACAGTCCAACCTGTTGTACCACTGGCCGTCGTTTCTGGAGTCACTTCTTAGCTACCTCGTCAGCATCTTTCACTGCGATGCTAGCCTTTTCAATAGCTGGTGCTGTAGTTGCTTTAACAGTTGCCGTTGCAGCATCAATCTGTGATTGAATAGAGTGTTGATCCGCACCTTTAGCAGCTAGCCCCATTAGAGCTAAACCAAGCAATCCGATGACTGCCATTACTAAGCTAAATGTTTGATTAATGTGATAACCAAGTGCGGCAAGTGCGACGGGAAATCCGCCAATCGAGGACATTAAACCGGCAACCGTAGTAACCCAATTCTTAAACACACCCCAAGGCATACACTACGTAGGGATTGATTGTCAATCAAAAAAGAAAAGGCCCATCCCGAAGGATAGGCCCTCTGCTTCACCGTGGCTCTGATTACACAGTGCGATACACACGTGCGCCATCAGACTTCTCCCCATCGGCAGCAGTACGTGCGCGAACGACAAACTTACGTCCATCCTTGCCAGTTGGTTGTCCGGCCTTCGGATGTGCGTGCTTATCTTTGCCAACGGTCGCGGGATATGTGGTTGCATATCGCCGTGACGCGCTAGAGATAGTACTCTGTAACGCCTTCGCGGGATTCGGTCGCTTCTCCGTAGCGGGTACGAAAAACGACTGTCCAACCGACATCTTGTCAAATGGATAAATATCAGTTTTGAATCCACCCCGGCGCGTTACAGGCGGTTCAAATCCTGTTTCCAGTTCGTAGGTTGGCTTCGCCGTTTCAGCAACAGCACCTTCGTTGCTGGCAACATTCTGCGATTCAGCACCAACTTTCAAAACTCTTTCAGTAGCACTAACATGTGTGTTACCGGCTGTATCAGGTGCGCCGTGAATCTGAAGCGAACCCGGTTCCAAAGCGTTAATGCGTTGCGCCAGCTTGAAAGGAACGTTCGCCCGTCCCACTTCGCTTTTAGTTCCGGTAACGATAAAACTTAACAGTTCCGTCAACTGTTCTCGTTCCGCTTTCTTTGCATTTTTGAACATTGATTTTCCTCTTTCGTAGTAGCTAATTTGATTTGGTGTGCGTGCTCTCACGGAAAGAACTCTATCAGCGACACCATTTATCTGTCAAGTACTTTATGATAAATTGTCGTGCTTGATCCCAACCAATTGCAACAGCAATCGCATACCCTTGAGCAATAAGCGCTTGCAACATATCGGTTTGTTTACTGCTAACCGTACCGCCCGGTTTTTTCAACTCAATGAACAGTCCATGCAAACCGTGTCGTGACACCGGCAAGAAAATATCAGGCACACCGGGACGCACACCTTCAGCTTGCATCATCGCACCTGTACGTGCGTCACGCTTGCCGCCGTTTGGGATGGCGAACATCAATTTCAGTTCAGGATGGTCGCGTGCTTCAAGTGCCGCCCATGCAAATAATGCTACTTGATGAGCGTGTTCTGTCCCGGCTCTGGCTAAATCGGCAGGATTCATTTTATTAACCCTTCCTTTTTCAATTCGTTCAATGCCATCTTCCCAAAGAACGTTTGTATTTCTTCACTGGTATGCCACTTGCCTAAAACTGTCTCTGAATTAATAGAAACACTGTCACAAAGCATGATGAAAGCATAATAAATAATTAGAGCTTTTTCTGTAGGTCCAAGATGAGCGACCATGACACGCGGTTGATGAAATGACAGACCAATTTGTCCAATTCTCTCTACCAAAGTATGCCGATTCTTATCTCTGCAACCTTGCCCCGGCCTTGCGTGACAAGTAGGACACCATGCTGCAATAATTTCATCTTCAGTTACAGTTTTAACTGCCATTTTCTTCTCCAAAAACTAGAGGGAGCCTTAAAAGCCCCCTCTAGAAACTACATTGTGCTATGTCGATTATTTCTTTGGCTGTTGCGGTTGTTGTTTTGGAGTCTGAGCCTTATCAAGTTCTTTGTTTTGACTCTTTGCTGCTTCCTGCGTATCGTTTGGAGTTGGATCAGACATTGCTATTACCTCTTTTTGAGAGTACGCGGGGGTATTAGCCCCGCGCTTATTACTTACTATCGAATATCCTTCCTCCGAAGTTACCCGATAGTAATCTGTGCGGTTGCTGTTTGAGTAGTATCAGCAACGCCAGTTGCCGTAATAACATCAGCAGTTTGGCCGGTTGTAGGAGCGGTGTACAACCCGTTTGTGTCAATCGTGCCATTATTTGCCTTCCACGTTACGGAAGTGCTAGCGCTAAACTGTTGCGTTCCACCCGGCGCAACCTGTGCCGTAGTAGGCGAAACAGTCAAAGCAGTCGATGTAACCGGCTGATCCAAGGTACCTTCAGCAGTTGCGGTAGCATCCATCTGCGCTTGAATCGTTTTTAAGGCACCAAGAGTTGTTTCTAGCTTCGTTGCTACTGCGTTAATAGCATCGGCATTGCCAGACCCGGCAGCGCCACGTAACGCGGCAAGATCATTTTCCATACGTATGTTAGCCGCGACTAATGCGTCACTCATTGTTTTGAGTGACGTTTGAATAGTTGTAAGTTGTGCCTGCATTGCATCAGAATCGTCTTGCAAGCGCTGCATACCTGTGTTAGTTGACATGGTGAGTTCCTTTACGCTTAAAAGTAACTGCTCGATTCTGCCAAGCGTATGCAGAAATTTAAGAATGCGTGGAAAGCCATATTGAAATAGCTTTTCTAATTCATCTTCCAATTCATCATTAGACCGCTCTGCGTTCGTGCTCATGTTTTCTTCTCCTAAAAGCAAAGTCGTTTTCAGCGGTACATTGATGTTCGCAGTACCCACACAACAAACGCAGACATTTCTTACAGCGTTTCCGGCGCATGACCCATCCCTTACAATCTTCGCACTGTACTGGGCTACGATGAATCAGCGGCATGAATAACGTTCCTTTTCGTCAATTTCTTTTAACATCTCACACAGTTCACTCGCACATTGATCATGCGTTGCGGGTATCTTTGCCATTGGACCGTGCCAACGCTCCCATACTTTAAGCGCCAACTCAAATGCAAGTTCTTCCCGATTCATAGCTTCACCCAAAGAACGTTGCTTAACCTGATTGTGCTCACGCAATGCGTACAATACACACTATATTCCGTTGCTGGTGTTTCAGCTTGCGGTTCACCAAAGCGATAACTTAGAATGAGCGTGCTACCGCCGCACGTTCTACAACGCGGTACCCATCGTTCATCAGTCA